TTAAATCCAATAACAAAACCATTATTACCTAATACTTATACTTTTTCTCAAGCTATTATAAATAGTGATAGAGTTACTTTAAATTCTAAAAAAGATGAGGTAATGATATTTGCTAAAACAAATATTGAAATAAATACTAAAAATATAATAAATTTAAATGCTGATGGGTGGGTTCACATTAATGCCCCTAAAATAATATTAGGCCCAACCCAACAACTAGTAGAAGGAGGAACTATATACCAATACTCAGACCAACCAATGTTATTAGGAGGTCTTACACAAGATGTATTAATAGATCTATTACTTGAATTAAGTAAATTAGCAGCTTCTTTAACATCAGCTATATCAGCACCTCCTGGCGCTCCATTAGTAGATATAAATGTTGCTGGAGTTTCACTTAGTGAAAAACTAAATGAAATAATTCCTAAAATAAAGGATATAACTTCCAAAATAAATTATCTTTCTTAATGACTAGTATTAATAATATAAATGATCCTTTTGCTGCTCAAAAAGCATTAAAAATACAGACTGATATAAAATTATCTTTAGCTGAAAAGGAAAATAAAGCCAATGCGGCTGCAGCCCAAAAAGAAACAATTAAAAAAATTTTAAAGGCTTTAGCTCCAGTAATGGGATATTTACTAGGAAAAGGAATAATAGCTTTAGTTATTAATAATAAAAAACTAGAAAGATTAGTAAATCAAACTAATGCATATATAACTTTAGCTAATAAATCAAATAATCTAACCTATCTTACTAATGCAAAAGTTAAAAGAGCAGATGCCGTTAGAACATTAGAAAGAAGCGAAGCTAAATTAGTACAAATACAAAATGTAATAAATACATTAAATACTATATTAACAACATTAACTATTATAATTTCTATATTAGAAGCTCTTCCTGTAATACCTCCCCCAATTAAAGATAAAATAGCAAAATATAAAGCTATAATTGAATTATTAAATCTGATATTATTAATAGTTAATCCTGTATTACAAAAAGAAATTAATTATTTAGAAAAATTAAAAGCAAAACTTAAGCAAATAGGAGATATATTAGATAGTATAGTAGCTAATAGTTTAAATAAAGAACAAGTAGCAGCATTATTATCTAAAGTAGGAAATAATACTGGATTTGGACAATATAAAGGATTTAATTTTGCTATTAAAACTGAAGAAAACCTAGGTGCTCATCAAAAAATTGTTGCTGGAAAAATTAAACGTCAATACGCAGTAGCAATTGATCGTGACGGTGTGGAAGTATTACAAAGTGATTATTCATTCACATTAGATCCTAACGACTTAATAGAACAACTAAAATTAATAATAGATCAACAAAATTTACAAGCTTAAATATTTATTTACATGAACGTTACATTATTTAAAAAATTAATCAAAGACGCAGTAACCGAGGCTATTCACACTGAATTACCTAGTATTATTAATGAAGCCTTAGCTAAACAAAACAAACAACAGATTAGCGAAAATAAAACATTCAATTTTAATAGCGGTAATGTACCTGCTAATGGATTACCACAAGATGTTCGTAGTTCATTAATGGCACAAATGGGGGAATCGTTTGGATACTCACAACCACAAGCTAATAAATTAACAGTAATAGATGCTATAGATGAATCTACCGGAGAACGAGTAAATCCGTATTTAGCTTTTATTAATGATGCGGCTAGTAATATGAGTCATGCAGATAAAACAGGACTAAGAAATTTAGACTAATATGCCAATACCACAAACTACCAGGGTTAATCCCTTAGACTTGCAAAAAAATATTGCAATAGGGGTATCGCTTCCTTTTAATGGTCCTTCTGGTCCATTTAATAAAACGTATAGTACTAAAGAACAAATTAAATCTAATTTAATTAATTTATTACTTACTAATAAAGGAGAACGAGTATTCAATCCTGAATTTGGTGCAGATATAAAAAAAGTATTATTTGAAGGTATAACAGAAGATACATCAGCATTAATACAAAATTTAATTACTACTAATGTTAATTATTTTATCCCTGAGATAAATGTAGTTGATGTAGTAGTAGATCCTAATGAAGATAATAATTCTTATAATATAGTAGTAAAATATAATCTAGTTATATCAGGAACATCAGATCAAATTACAGTACAATTTATATAAAATGGCAGATAATAAAGTATCATATTTAAATAAAACTTTTAGTGATTATAAAGATAGTCTTTTTAATTTTGCTAAAACATATTTCCCTAACACATATAACGACTTCTCAGATGCAAATCCGGGAGCTATGTTTATTGAAATGTCATCATATATAGGTGATGTTACATCATTCTATACTGATACTCAAATTCAAGAAACATTTTTATTATATGCTAAGGAAAAAGAAAACTTATTAGCTTTATCTTATGCTTTAGGTTACCGCCCAAAAGTATCATATGCAGCTAACGTTGTAATAGACGTATACCAATTAATTCCATCATCTGGTAGTATAAGTATACCTAATCCTCAATATGCTTTAAGTATACCTGAAAATACCGTTTTAACATCCGCTAGTACTGGTACTAAATTTTTAACTACTGATAAAGTAGATTTTACTGATACTACAAATACTGAAATAACATATGTAGATGCAAGTTTTTTTCTACTTAAAAAATCAGTTAAAGCTATATCTGCTGAAATTAAATCAACAACATTACCTTTTTCTACACCACAGAAATTTCAAATAGCTAATATTAGTGATAGCAATATATTACAAATATTAGATGCAACAGATGCTAGTAGTAATAAATGGTATGAAGTACCGTATTTAGCCCAATCAACAATATTAAGTACAACAACAAATCCAACATCTGGAAGTGACGGTGTACCATACTTAGTCAATTATAGTAGAGTACCTCGCCGCTATGTATCTAGATTTTTATCAGATAATACACTACAATTAGAATTTGGAGCAGGAATAGCTAATACATCTGATTCAACAATTCTCCCATCCCCAGATAATATAGGTTTAGGATTAGTACCTGGTATATCTACTTTAACAAATGGTTATAATAAAGCATCTGTATTCTTTACGCAAGAATATGGTTTAGCTCCAAGTAGTAATATAACAGTACGTTATCTTGTAGGTGGTGGTATAACATCAAATGTCCCATCAAATGATTTAACTACTATTGATAAAACAACAGCAACATTCCCTAGTGGAGTAACAGGGGCATTAGCTGATCAAATTAAAGCTAGTATAGCATCAACTAATCCATTACCAGCAACGGGTGGTAGAAATGGAGATGAAATTGAAGAAATGCGTAATAATGCATTATATGCATATCAATCTCAATTACGTGCTGTAACTAGAGAAGACTATATTGTTAGAGCATTATCTTTACCTGCTGATTATGGTAGTATAGCTAAAGTATATGTTACACAAGATGTAATTCAAGAAATGATTCCTACATCAACAGTAGCAACTACTGAGATGCGTAATCCATTATCATTAGATATGTACATATTAGCGTTTGATAATAGTAAAAAATTAGTAACGGCTAATACTACATTAAAACAAAATTTAGCTACTTATATTAACCAATATAGAATGGTTACTGATGCTATTAATATTAAAGATGCATTTTATATCAATATAGGTATTAATTTTGATATTAAAGTACAAAGTGGGTATAATAATAATGATGTAATTACTAATTGTATAGTAGCATTAAAAAATTATTTTAATATTGATAATTGGACTATAAATCAACCAATTATATTATCCGATATATCAAATATATTAAATGGTAGTAGTATTAAAGGAGTACAATCATTAATTAAACTTGAAATAGTAAATAAACAAGGAGGAAATTATTCACAATACGGATATGATATTTCAGGAGCCACTAGACAAGGTAATATTTATCCATCGTTAGATCCAAGTATATTTGAAGTTAGATATCCTGACATTGATATACAAGGTCGAGTTGTATCATCTTAAAATTAAAAACCCCATTATGAATCTAGACAAATTAAAAGGACACATCCCTGATAGTGTAATCGCTATGCTACCAGAAACAATTGAAAAATTTGAATTAAACACATCATTGCGCTTAGCACACTTTTTAGCCCAAGCTGGCCATGAATCGGGTGGATTCAAAGCAGTAAATGAAAATTTAAACTACGGCGCTAAAGGTTTATTAGGTACCTTTGCAAAATACTTTACACCTGACACAGCTGCTTTATATGAACGCAAGCCTGAAAAAATTGCAAATTTAGTATATGCTAGTAGAATGGGTAACGGAGATAAGGCATCAGGAGATGGATATAAATTTCGTGGCCGTGGATATATTCAATTAACTGGTAAAGATAATTATAGTGCATTTGATAAAGTAGTAGAAGAAAATCTAATTGAACAACCAGATCTAGTTGCAACTAAATATCCATTATTATCAGCAGCTTGGTTTTTTCATAAAAATAACTTACATAAATTAGCTGATGGTGGTGCTACTGAAGCAGTAGTAACAACTATTACTAAACGCGTTAATGGCGGTACGATTGGTCTTGCTGATCGTATTAAACATTTTAACGAATACCACGCATTATTAGCTTAAAAAGCAATAATCTGTCATATTTATATGTAATAATCATGCAATTATGGCAATTTATAAAATATTTCCTGAAAAAAGTGCTACACTCTATTCGTATTATCCAACCCTAAATACGGGACTTGATGAGATACTAGAGCTTAGCACTTTTTCTTCTATTAATAGTACTAATGAGGTATCTCGTATATTATTAAAATTTCCAACTTCGGATATAAATAATGTATTTAATAATAATGTAAAAACATCTAGTTTTGACTGCTATTTAAAATTATTTACAGCAAATGTTTCCCAAATTCCTTTAAGTTATACAATTTATTCTCATCCTTTAGCTAGCGATTGGAATATGGGTACGGGTAGATTAGCTAATTCCCCAATTACTACAGATGGTGTTAGTTGGGCATATACAAATCAATTGAGTGGAAGTGCATGGTTTAATCCATCATCATTTCCTAATGGTCAAACAGGATCATATAGATCCGGTAGTAATATAGGTGGTGGATTATGGTATACTGCCTCTAGTTATGTAGCTACTCAGTCATTTACTTATACGTCTACAACAGATAATGATATTGAATTAAGAGTAACAAACGCAGTAAGTGCAAGTTATACTAATATAATATCAAATTACGGATTTATCATTAAGCATAGTGGGTCAATTGAATTTACTACAGCATCTAAATTTGAAACTAAATATTTTTCAGGTAACACACATACTATCTATCCTCCATGTTTAGAAATTAGATGGGATGATTCATATTATAATACAGGCTCCCAAGCGGTAATGGATTCAGATTTATATGTTACTAGTTTAGGTAACAATAAAAATATATATCAACAAGACTCAATCCAGCGTTTTAATGTTAAAGTTAGAACAAAATACCCACCAAGAGTTTATCAAACCTCTTCATTTTCATTTTCTTTAGTAAATTACGCTTTACCTTTATCTTCATATTGGTCAATAAAAGATTTGGATACCGACGAAATTGTCGTAGATTATGATACAAACTATACAAAAATTAGTTGCAATACAAGTGGTAGTTATTTTGATGTTTATATGAACGGTTTAGAACCAGAGCGATATTACAAAGTATTATTTAAATCTGTATTATCTAATGGTGAAACAGTAGTATTTGATGAAAATTACTATTTTAAAGTTACAAGATAATGTCTCAAATTTTTATACAAAAACAAGTATTTGATAAGAATACATTCGAGAAGGTAGTTAATACTCAATTTAGTCAATTAATTAACCAACAAACCTCTAATGTAGCAGCACCCTTAACGGTAGATGAATTTTTTAAATTATACGAAGAAATATTTTATCAAATACCAAAAGAAGGAGATATAAATTCACATAGATATATCCTTGAAAAAGAAGCTGAATATTTAGGTATAAACTTAAATAATGACGATATTCAAGCTCTATTAGATGAAATAACAACTCTAAGACAGACCGTTTTAGATACACAAACCGCTTTAAAAGGATAATAAATGGCCGATAATATTAAGATAATAGGTACTATTTTAAATACATCAACAGTTTCACGTTATGATGCTAATGATATTAATTTAATTCCAATCACCACATTGAAAGAATATTTTGGTGGGATGGATAACTATATTGAATATTATATATATGATGCTGGTAATAATTTATTAAATACAAACTACAATTACCTAGACTACAAATTACCTACTACTACTGGTTTAAAACCAAATACAGTTCCCGATCCTAATATTGCAGGAAATATACAAACAGAAAATGTAGGTATTGTATCTACACTAGATACTGGAAGTGGAGCTATATACCCTATTATTGAAATAGATCCTATAAAGGATGTACAGAGTTTTGGATACTCATCAGGTGAATTTAAAGTTAGATATAATTTATTTCAAAATAAAATATCTAATCCTACTGAAAAAGCATTATATGTTAAAGAAATATCTCAAGATAGAACAGAGATAAGATTAGCTTCTACAACATTAATGGATGATGATATTGAAACAGCAACAAATGCGCTTATAAGTGAAATAAATAGTACTCCAACATATTATGTAGATTATTTATTGAATTTTGGTGATAATCAACAATATGTAGCCGTTAACGTTGCATTAAATAAAGCTACTACTGGATATGAAGTATTATTTAAATTATATAATCCTCTACCTTTAGAAGTACAGGAAAAATCAACATTATGGGTTGTACAAGAACAAGCAAGCCCATACTTATTCGACATAAATTTAGATAAGCTAATTACATTAGCACCAGGACCAAAACTAAGAGGCCCTAATTTTGACATAGCTATAGCTAACCAAAATACAATATCTACAGCATATAATAATTATTCTGGTTTAATAACCAGTTTACAATCATTACAACAAACATCCTATCGTCAGATATTAAATTTAATGGCTACACAAAGTGTAGACATAAATATAGATTATACAAATTATACGGATTTTGTATTTTTTGGATCTGCATATCAACGTTTATCTAACTTTTATACTAAGGCTAAACAAATTGAAGATTATAATACTTTAATTAGTACATATACTCCTCAAACATCATCTATTCCTAGTTTAATAACTGAAATAAATCAATACGCTTCTAATATTAATACACTTGTATCTCATTTTGATGGATATGAATATTATTTATATTTTGAATCTAGTTCGTATGCTTGGCCTAAAACTAACTCTACTAGACCATTTAGTTTATTATCTACAGGATCAGCAACTGTTATAAGTTGGTATACTAATCAAACATCATCTGCACAAACCTATGATTATAATAATTATGATAATTTAGAATATGCTATCCCAACATTCGTAAAGGATGATGATACAAACCAACCGTATTTATTATTCTTAAATATGGTAGGTCATTATTTTGACAACATTTGGGTGTATATAAAAGCAATAACGGACGTTAATCTAGCGAATAACAACCTAGAACAAGGCATATCCAAAGACTTAGTATATGATCGATTAAAATCGCTAGGTATTAAGCTATATAACAGTCAAGCCGGTGAAGGCGTTGATCAATACTTAATAGGTGCTAATA